AACCGCATCACGAACGCACCCTTCTGGGAATTCTATAACTCCGGGGCGCAAACAAAACCGGGGGCCAATTCGGTGCTTTCCACCGCAGGGTCAGACCTGTATGTTAATGGCGTGGGCGAGGTTTCACTCGACCCGCGCGGAGGCCTCGAAGCCGACCTATCCACGGCGTCTGCCGTAACGGTCAACGTACTTAGAGAAGCCCTCGCACTGCAACGCTATGAAGAAGCGAGAGCACGCTATGGATCACGATACTCAGAATACCTTGCCTATCTCGGCGTCAAATCATCCGACGCCCGCCTCCAGCGACCTGAATATCTCGGAGGTGGTCAAAACACTATCCAGCTTAGTGAGGTTCTCCAAACGGCTGCTGACGGAAGCAACCCCGTCGGAACGCTCCGCGGGCACGGCATATCTAGCATGCGCAGTAATCGCTTTCGGCGATTCTTTGAAGAACACGGCTACATACTCACGCTACTATCCATCCGCCCCAAAACCATCTACGCCACCGGGCTTAATCGAACCTTCAACCGCCGAACCAAAGAAGACTTCTGGCAGAAAGAGCTTGAGCATATCGGACAACAGGAAGTCCTAGTAAAAGAGGTCTACGCAGCCGCAGACGGGTCACCGTTAGGCCCAGACGACACCTTCGGCTATCAGGATCGCTACGACGAATATCGCCGCCAGGAAAGCTCTATTGCGGGCGAGTTCCGGACCAGTGACCTTAACTACTGGCACCTCGCCCGCATCTTCACCACGGACACTGCACTAAATGAAGCCTTCGTGGAATGCGTACCGACCGAGCGCACTTTCGCGGTGCCATCAAAAGACGTGTTTTACGTCATGGCGAAACATCAAATCCAAGCCCGACGCCTTGTCTGCCAGAAAGGCGCATCGTTTATCTTCTAGGAGGCAACATGCCACACGACACTACCCAGCAGTCGGGCGTCTTTAAAGCGCCAAAACGTGCCCCTGATAGGCACGATGAAAACGGCCTCGAAATCGGCGATCCTACTCCTATGGAGCCGCCGCTAGGCTACCGCAAAGCGCTATCACTAACGGAGCAAATCCAGCAGCAGGTCCGCATAGCGCAGCTTAAAATTCTCGAAGATAGCGCTATCGCCGAAACCGAAGACGAGGCCGATGACTTCGAAGTTGGCGACGACTTTGAACCCTTGTCCCCACATGAGAACGACCACATGCCGACACTAGCAAATCTGAAAAAGAAGGCCGCAGAAATTAACACGGCCATCGAGAAAAGAAAACTGGAGCTAGCGATTAAAGCGCAGAAAGAGCGCATCGATAAACACAATCAGCGGGCGGCTCCGCCGCCCCCTGAGCCGGAAGGCGAAGAAGAGACTACTTCCTAACCTTCACTGTAAAGAAACGCACCTCTCCAGGCCTCCCGGAGCCGACCCCTCACAACACGGGGGGCGGCGAAGGGAGGCCTCTTGGTGAGACCCCCCTTCACTTGCGATAGGGATCGAAGCGCACTACCCGCGGAGCGGGGCCCGCTGAGAGCCCGGGCCGAAGGCATCGCCGCACTTAACTCTAGCGTAGTCATTCCCTTGTTATATACTACGCTAGGTGACAGGTTCCCTGGCACCTAACCCCGGAGGCGAACCCCTATGAGCCGACCTCGCTCCAGACCTCACTCCCGTAATGGTCAATTGCAGCGCGGTCCTATCTCTACTACCGCTAGAACTCCTCTGCTGCAAACCTACTTACTATTACAACAACTGGAGCAAACCCATGCGAGCCCAACCCGGCGAGCTACTGAAATCCCCAACCGCAGGAAGTTCCACCCTAGAACATTCACCCCAGTTACGAAGATTGACGGAACACCTGCGCGATTTAATCACAATCGTTTACGAACGCTCTATCAGTCGCCGTATGAAATCGCTTACCCTAATAAGGTTGGAATATGTATCCGGCGAAGACAGAGACGGGAAATTCTTCATGCACTTCGTCGCACTGGTAAAGGATCGAGAAGCCGCCGAAAGTATACCGCTACGTCTAACTATCACTGCTGAAAGGGACGACACATGCTCGGATCAATTTTAGGCGCAGCCGCGTCCATCGCAGGAGGCCTCCTTGGTAATAAAGCCCAAAAGGATGCGAACAAAGCGAATGAGGCCCAAGCGCTTCGGCAGGAGGCGCTACAAAAAGAGTTCGCGCAATCAGGTATTCAATGGAAGGTAAAGGATGCGGAAGCAGCCGGAATTCACCCTCTCTATGCCCTGGGCGCAAATACTACTAGCTATCAACCAACGAACGTCGGAGGAGGAGCCGCAGACTTCTCATTTCTCGGAGACGCCGGCCAGAACATCGGCCGTGCTATTGACGCAACTCGATCTACGCCCGCATCTGCTATGGCTCTCCAGCTCGGGAAAACCCAATTGGAAGGCGCTCAGCTCGATAATGATCTTAAGCGCACTCAGCTTGCATCCGCCCTGGCTCTTAACAACCAAACGGGCCCCCACCCAGGCATGCCGGAACTTAGTCCCAATACCGCAATCCCAGGGCAGACCGGTACACTGGACGTGTCCAAAAAAGTCTCCCCAACGCTAGGAGACGCAAAACACATCGAGCTAGCCGCGAATCCCGAATTGCTGCTGGGCAAAACGAAGCGAGGGTACGCGCCACAAATCCCGCAATCGCTATCGGAATCCTTCGAGCAAGACACACTCGGCTATTGGCAGTGGTTCATGCGGAACAAGCTCTTCGGCGACCCCGCGGCCATTAAGGCCATCCCGACGAAACCCGGTTACAGAAAACACTTTTCACCTTGGGCCGGAGAGTACTACTATGTGAAGTACCCGACCTATCGGGATAAACGCTTCAAAGAATTGAAAGGATTTCCTAGATGAGACGCAGACGCTCTTCGCGCCGACGTAATTCTTCCCGGCGCCGTCGCTCAAGTGCCCGTCGCGGGGCACGCCCTATCCGCATCGGCTATCGGATGTAAATGAACTGCGAACGACCATACACAACGAAGGGAGGCGCCTTTGGCTGTGGCCAGTGCCTCCCTTGCCGGATCCAACGGCCACGCATTTGGACCCACCGAATAATTTTAGAGGCTGCGCAACATAAGGAGAACGCCTTTGTCACCCTCACATACGACGACGCACACTGCCCTGAAAACGGTTCTGTCGATCCTAGGCACCTATCCCTATTCCTTAAGCGCTTGCGAGGAAAATCAGCTCGAAAACTTCGCTACTATGCTTGCGGCGAATATGGCGGACGAACCCAACGACCCCATTATCATATTGCTTTATTCAATCACCCATCCTGCTCGCACGGCATCACCCGAACAAATCCACCGAAATCTGGTTGCTGCGCTGAATGCAATATTATCGCTGATACCTGGGGCATGGGGATTATCCAACTCGGAACCCTCGAACAACAAAGCGCCCAGTATATCGCCGGTTACGTTAGTAAAAAACGCGCCAACACAGCGCCACCGGGGGCGCACCCTGAATTTACGCGAATGTCCCTCCGGCCCGGGATCGGCACAGGATTAATGCACGAAGTGGCCTCGGCACTGCTTCAACATAACCTTAACGAAAGCCTAATTGATGTACCTCTTACGCTTAGGCATGGAAATCGCGAGTGGCCACTTGGCCGCTTCCTTCGAAGAAAACTACGCACCTTTATCGGGAGACCCCCTAATGCCCCCGCGGAAGTCCTCGCAATCCAAGAGGCAGAACTGCAAAATTTGCGCGAAACTGCATGGAATAATCAGACGTCTCTCAAAACGGAGGTTCTAAAGAAGTCACTCGGCCGTCGAATTCAAATCGAAGCTCGCTATAGGAGAAATAAGCGTGAAACGGTATAAACATTCGCTCTCAAACTACAAACTCTTCTCCTGTGATATGGGAGAACTCGTTCCTTGCGGCATTACGGAGGTTCTTCCCGGTGACTCAATCCAACAGGCAACCAACGCTCTCGTCCGTGCATCGCCTCTTCTTAGTCCTGTTATGCACCCTATCAATGTCCGCATTCACCATTGGTTTGTTCCACATCGTCTCGTGTGGGAGGATTTCGAAGACTTCATCACCGGCGGCTCAGATGGCATGGACGACAGTGTATTCCCAACCATTGCTATGCCAGCCTCAACCGGCTTTGCTGTCGGTTCCCTCGCGGATTACCTCGGGGTGCCTCCAGGCGTACCGGACCTGCCTGTCTCGGCACTCCCCTTCCGCGCCTATGCGCTGATCTATAACGAATGGTATCGGGACCAGGACTTGGTTTCCCCGCTTACGATCGACACTACGTCAGGACCAGACACGACAACTTCGGTGTTACTCCAAAATATTGCTTGGGAAAAAGACTACTTCACGAGTTCGCGCCCCTGGGAGCAAAAAGGGCCAGCTATCACTGTACCGCTTGGGACTAGAGCACCTATTGCCACCGATCAGGAGGTAGAAGGCAATCTTGGCGTTATTTCCACTTCACAGAGCGACCTGCTAAAAGTAATGTATGAAAACGCAGGCGACGTTGCTATTGGAAGCACTACCGTCACTGCGCCATCGGCGCTTTACGCAGACCTTACGGAGGCTTCGGCTGTTACTGTAAATGTTCTTCGCGAAGCGCTAGCCTTGCAACGCTATGAGGAAGCTAGAGCACGCTATGGATCACGATATACAGAGTACCTTCAATATCTCGGGGTCAAATCCCCAGACGCCCGCCTTCAACGGCCTGAGTATCTCGGAGGTGGTCAAAACCCTGTCCAACTATCTGAAATTCTGCAAACGGCTGCAGACGGCGCGAACCCCGTCGGAACTCTCCGCGGGCATGGCATATCTTCAATGCGCTCTAACCGCTTTCGTCGCTTCTTCGAAGAGCACGGATACGTTATCACCCTCCTCTCCATCCGACCTAAAACCATCTACGGAAACGGCCTCTTCAGACATTGGAATAGACGAACCAAAGAAGACTTCTGGCAAAAAGAGCTTGAGCACATCGGACAGCAAGAAGTTCTTGTAAAAGAGGTTTACGCCGCTGCAGACGGCGCGCCACTAGGACCCGACGACACTTTCGGTTTCCAGGACCGCTACGATGAATATAGGCGCGCCGAAAGCTCTATTGGCGGCGAGTTCCGCACTACGGACCTTAATTACTGGCACTTGGCACGTATCTTCGCCGCTGACGTTGCCCTTAACTCGGACTTTATCACTTGCGTCCCTACCGAACGAACCTTCGCCGTGCCTTCAAAGGACGTCTTCTACATCATGGCGAAGCACTCTGTCCAAGCTCGACGCCTTGTCTGTCAAAAGGGATCGTCGTTTATCTTCTAGGAGTTCACCATGGAAAATCACGACACTA